AAGTTGCAGAAATAAGTGCAGAATATTGCAGATACTCTGTAGACGGCACTAAAACATTCGTGAAGTACATAGGCGATCAACCATCCTTTCTGAGTGGCAAGACCGAATACACTCATTCCGAGATGCTTACGATCCTAGCGACTGACGAGTGGACTTCTGACGAACCTATCTAACCTATGCAAGAAACAGCCCAAGGTCTATACCACTCCTTAGAGAACCAAAGGTGGTCTTTCTTGGATAGAGGTCGTACCTCATCTGAGTTAACTATTCCTTATATCATGCCTCCCGATGGGCATAACTACGCTACTAAGTATTACACACCGTATCAAGGAGTAGGAGCTAGAGGAGTTAACAACTTAGCTTCTAAATTACTATTAGCTTTGTTACCACCTAACGCTCCGTTCTTTCGTCTTGTTATAGACAGGTATGAATTAGATAAAGCAAAGCAGGAGTTAGGACCAGAGGGAGGAGAGCAATTACGATCTGACTTAGAGAAAGCGTTAGCAGATGTAGAACGAAGTGTATCTCAAGAAGTAGAAGTCGAAGCATTTAGAGTAGGAGTATTTGAAGCGTTAAAGAATTTATTGGTAGCTGGAAATACTTTGTTATACTTACCTGACGAAGGTGGTATGAGGGTATTTCGATTAGATCGTTATGTAGTGAAGAGAGACCCAATGGGTAACGTAACACACATAGCTATCAAAGAAACTGTTGCTCCGATGATGCTTCCTGAGTCTGTAAGAGAAGAAGTCTATCGTCAAGAGAAAGAGAATAGCTGTGATCTATACACCTCTGTTATCAGAGAAGGTAATGAATTTATAGTACAACAAGATGTAAAGGGAATGGTCATTGAGGAGTCAAAGGGTAGATACCCTGTTGAAAAGTCTCCCTTTCTTCCTCTTCGTTATACAAGGATAGACGGTGAAGATTATGGACGTGGCTTTGTAGAGGAGTACTTAGGTGATCTTAAATCACTAGAGTCACTAACAAAAGCGATAGTCGAAGGAAGTGCAGCAGCAGCTAAGGTTCTCTTCATGGTTAATCCTAACGGTACAACCAGGGCTAAGACTTTATCTGAATCTCCTAACGGTGCAATTGTACAAGGAAGTGATGGAGATGTATCTGTTTTACAACTTAACAAGTTCAATGACTTCCGTACTGCACAAGGAGTAATGAATGGAATCAGTGACAGACTGTCTCAAGCTTTCCTTCTTAACAGTGGAGTAGTCAGAGATGCAGAACGAGTAACAGCAGAGGAGATAAGAATGTTATCTCAGGAGTTAGAAGCTGCACTTGGTGGTCTGTATTCTTTATTGTCACAAGAGTTTCAAATGCCTGTCGTTACTAGGTTAATGGCAAGGATGAGTAAAGAAGGAAGACTTCCTAAGTTACCTAAAGACATTGTTAAACCTACTATTGTTACTGGTGTTGAAGCACTAGGACGAGGGAATGACTTACAAAAGCTTGATCTATTCCTTGCAGGAGCTAATCAAATAGTAGGACCACAAGCAGTAGCACAGTATGTTAACGTATCAGATTACTTCAAGAGAAGAGCTACTGCGTTAGGTATTGAAACAGAAGGTTTAATCAAATCAGATGAAGAAATTCAACAAGCTATGCAACAAGCCCAACAACAAGAGATGATGATGAAGTTGGGTGGACCTGCTGTAGCACCTGCTATCAATGCTGCACAAGAGCAGTACATGAGTAGTCAACAACAACAACCACAAGAAGAGTAGATATGGCTGAATTACACCGAGTAGAGATAAATGAGAAAGCACCACAGGAGATTGACCCCGAATCAGAAGAATCTGTTCAAGCAGTACCTGAAGAACAGACGGAAGATAATAGACCTGAGTGGTTACCAGAAAAGTTTAAAAGTCCTGAAGACATGGCTAGTGCCTATAGTGAACTTGAAAAGAAAATGGGAGCAGGGGTTGAACAGGAGGAAGAATCTGAAGTACAAGAAGAAACCGATGACACTCAAGAGGAAGACTTGGATAGTAACAATATTGTTGTGGAAGCTTCTAAAGAGTTTTTTCAAAATGATGGTAAGCTATCTGAGGAGACCTATGAGAATCTTGCTAAAGCTGGGATATCGAGGGAGATAGTAGATAGCTATGCTGCTGGCCAACAGGCACTTCAACAAAGTGAAGAAGGTAGCATCAAGTCTGTAGCTGATGGGAATTGGGATCAAATGGCAGAATGGGCTTCTAACAACTTATCTCCTGAAGAGGTAAATACCTTTGATGAAATCGTACAGAACGGTACAGTTGAACAAGCTAAGTTAGCCACTAAAGGATTGTACGCTCAATTTAAAGCAGAGAATGGTGTTAGTCCTAAACTAGTACAAGGAGCAGTTAACAAGTCATCTACTATGCCCTTTCGTTCCATGCAGGAATTAGCTCGTGCTCAATCTGATCCTAGATATAGGAGTGGAGATAAAGCATATCACGAAGAGATTGACAGACGTATATCTGTCAGTAATATATAGACTTTTATTGTAGGTTTGAAGCCTTGGACTCCATCTTTTTTCTTGCCAGTGTTGGTTCTGGTTCTTTTTGGTGGATGTTCCAAGGCTTCTTTTTATCCTTTAATAGGCAGTGTAGGTGGAGCAACTGTTGGTAGTCTTGGTGGTCCTGGTCCTGCTGCTGGTGGTGCTGCCCTTGGATGGGGACTAGGAGAGGGTGCTAAGTTAATGGAGGAGAACAAAGGATTAGCTAAGAAAGTTAAAGCTATATCTGAAGGAGATGTACAGGAACTTGTACAACAACAATTAGATGAGAAGATGGATAACGGATTCTTTGACTCTATGTTAGATGAAGTATATGGTTTCTTGAAACTATGTCTTGTAGGTGTTATTCTATGGAACATAGTCCCTATCTTTTATACCCGATACGTACAGAAAAAATCTAATAATAATGATAAATCAATTAAAAAGACTAAGAAGAATTTATAATAACTTGAGCAAGAAGGAGAAGGCTATTGTCTTGACTGTTCTATGTTTAGGTGGAATTATAATACTTAATTTACTTTAACAGACAATTAGTAGTACTAATGTTAAGACCCACTGCGGTGGACAATCTCGATCAAAGGTTCAAACGAAAGTCGAAAAACAAATACTAATAATAATAACAATTACAACAAACATATATTATGGCTAATGGAGATACATCCCCCTCACGTGTGGGACAGATTAATAGTGCTGGTGCTGACGATGCTTTGTTTCTTAAAAAGTTTAGTGGAGAAATCTTACAAACTTTTGAGGAGTCGAACATCTTCAAACCTTTACACACTGTCCGCACAATCGAAAACGGTAAATCAGCTCAGTTCCCAGTTACTGGTGTAGCTTCTGCTTCTTACCACACACCTGGCGAAAACATCGCTGACGGTGGAAACTCATACTTGAGTGACATCAAAAAGGCAGAGAAAGTAATCACCATCGATAAGATGTTACTTGCTTCTACTTTCTTGGCTAACATTGATGACGTTAAGAATCACTACGATATTCGTTCCGTTTACGCGAATGAGTTAGGTAAAGCACTTGCAGTTCGTTTTGATACTGCTCTAGCTAAAACCTTTATCGCTGCTGCTCGTACATCTGCTGCTGTTACTGGTGGTAAAGTTGGTGGTATTCTTGATGTTTCTGCTAATGCAATGGGAGACGGAGCCGATTCAACTGATGATGCTGATAATACTGATCCTACTGGTGCAGAACTTGTAGCTGCTTTATTCACTGCTGCTCAGAAGCTTGACGAAAATGACGTTCCTAGTGACGGTCGTTTTGCAGTCCTTCGTCCGCAGGAGTATTACAAGCTCATTACAGGTGGTGCAGGTGCGTTGGCTATTTCTACTTCTGCTGTCAATAAAGACGTAGGAGGAGTAGGTAGCATTGCTTCTGGATCAATCCCACAAGTAGCTGGTATCACTATCTACAAATCTAATCACATTCCTTCAACTGATTTATCAGCTGTTACTACTGGAGATGGTGCATCTAGCAATGATGTATTCGGAGGCGGTGGTGCTGGGTATAATGGTAACTTCACTAATACTCTTGGTGTTGTTTCTCATTCTGCTGCTGTCGGAACTGTGAAGCTTCTTGATCTTGCTACTGAAAGCGAGTATCAAATCGAGCGTCAAGGAACACTTTTTGTTGCAAAGTATGCTATGGGTCACGGAGTTCTCCGTCCTGAGTGTGCTATTGAATTGCAGAAATAGTTCTCTCTTCGGTGTTGGGGAGGGGGACTGCGTAGCGGAATCCCTTCCCTTCACTGATATTTTTATTTACAAGCTATGGCACTGACAACTAAACTGGAAGCGGTAAACATTATGATCTCTGTAATAGGAGAATCACCTGTTAATACTTTAAGTGGAACTAGTGTTCCTGTAACCGTTACACAAGCAGTCCATGCGTTAGAAGAAACAAGTAAAGCTATCCAATCAGAAGGATGGCATTTTAATACAGAATACGATTACCCACTTGTTCCTGATTCTGTTACAAGTCGGATTACATTACCTGCAAACATTTTAAAAGTAGACTTAGACCCTGAGTTAAACACGGATACTGATCCTGTACAAAGAGGTACTAAGCTATACGACAGAAAAAACCACAGGGATACTTGGACTAAAGACTTAAAAGCTATTATTACTTTTGAGTTAGAGTTTGAAGAACTACCTGAACAATTTAGACATTACATAGCTGTTAAATCAGCTCGCATCTTTGCTGCTAGGTTCTTAGGCAGTCGAGAGATAGAAGGGTTTGCTTTAAGAGATGAGATCGAAGCGAAAGCTAGAGCTATTGAAAGTGACTCTGAGAATGCAGACAGAACTATCTTTGACAACTACAGCGTACTAAGAGTAATTGACAGGTAAAGATGCCACTGCTTAACACCAGTATTCCTAACCTTGCCCAAGGTGTATCACAACAACCTGACAATTTAAGATACCCTGGACAGTGTGATGAGCAGATAAATGCTTGGTCAACTGTAGTAGAGGGACTTGTTAAAAGACCTAACAGTAGGTTTTCTTATGATACTGGATTAGGTGCTAATGTTAGCTCTGATTTATTCACACACTTTGTAGATAGGGATGAACAGAATAAATATGTTATTACCTATGATAAGAGCAACGGATTAAAAGCTTACGATCTTACAGCTAATGTTAGGACTTCAATACATATCAATGTACCTTCTATTGCAGCTAGTAACTATCTATCTATATCTGGAGGTAGTGGTAATCCTTTACAAGACCTAAGAGCTTTAACAGTAGCTGACTCTACCTTTCTAGTTAACACAAAGAAGTCTATACAAAGAAACACAGACGAAGAGTTTAGAACAGCAGACCTAGAGACAGACGCTTTAGTATTTGTTAAACTTGGAGACTACGATAAAGCTTACAGTATTTATTTATCAGGACAGTTAGTTCCTATTGGTAGTAGTTTTGGACATGGAAGCGAACACGATTACACTTCGCACGGTGATGCTCCTGCTACTTATATAAGTGGAAGAGCAGGACATAGTGATGGTAAATATGCAGATACAGAATACATAGCTAAAGACCTTACAACCTGTTTAACTGATTATGTTAGTTCTGCTAAAGCTGTTAAAGCAGTTACTATAACTGGAGGTTCAGGTTGGGCTCCTACAGGAGGAGATAGTTGGAGAGGAACTTCTTATACTTATGAGTTCTTTATTGATCAATACGATTCTGGAACAGGGTTATCAACGGCTTCAGGGGCTAAGGGTTGGGTTATATTTGGAGGAGACGGTTCAGTGTCATCTTTTGAACTAACACATGAAGGAGCGAATTACCAACCATCCACTACAGCAGGGATAAACACTAAGTACACAATAAGACAAGTAAGAGAGTGGACTAAAAGGTATTTTGGAAACTTTAAAAAACAACAACATAGAAGTACGTTTACGGATAGCAGTGTTACCTTGGATAATTCAGGTTCTGTTATCGCTTCTGTTAATCCTCTTTCTGTTACCTTTCCTACTACCCTTTCAATAAATGTACCAGGAGATTTTGTAGGTGTAACAGTAACCCAACAAGGAAGTGTTATTAAAATATCTAACACTGTAGACTTTCAAATAAGAGTGTCGGATGGTCTAGCTGATCAAGCTTTACAAGTAATATACAAAGAAGTAGACAGTATCACTGATCTTCCTAAGTCCTGTTTTAATCGATTCAGAGTGAAGATTATTGGGGAGGCCAGCTTAGACCAAGATGATTACTATGTTCAATTTAAAACAAAAGATAACGAAGATTACGGAGAAGGGTCTTGGGTAGAGACATCAGGATGGAACAGCGATCTAACATCAGCAGGTAAGTTATCAGGTATAGACAGTGCGATAGATGTTGAAACCATGCCTGTTAGATTAATACCTACACAAGCTACAGGTAAGATTACAAGTCTTGAATTACAGTTGATACCTTGGACACAAAGAGAATCAGGTGATGACTATACCAATCCATATCCTTCTTTTGTTTCTGAAAGCGGTCAATTTGTTACTTACTTAGGTTCTAATTATTCTTGTATTAAAGCTCACACTTCTAGTGGATCGATACTACCTACGAATACTACTTATTGGAAAGCACAGACAACAGTACCTAGTAACACAGAACCTTGGGCTTCAGGACTTTCATATAGACAAGGAGCAGAGAAAAACATAAATGATATCTTCTTCTTTAAGAACAGGTTAGGAGTATTGACAAATGATTCTGTAGTGTTCTCTGAAGCAGATGAATACTTTAATTTCTTCAGGACCACAACACAATCGTTACTAGACTCTGCTCCTATAGATGTAGGAATATCACACACTAAGATTAGCTTACTTAAATACGCACAAGCGTTCCAAGAGAAGCTAATGTTATTCTCTGCTAAGACACAGTTTGTGTTAAGAGGTGCAGACTTGTTAACTCCAAAGACTGTTACTATCTCTCCAGTTACTGAGTACGATGTATCAGAAAGTATTAGACCGTTAGCACTAAGTAGTCATATCTACTTTAACTTTAAAAGGAATAGCTTTGAAGGATTGTTAGAGTACACTGTTGATAACAACACAGAGACTTACGGAGC